GGCGACGGCGGCAGCGCCACAGGATCGGGTGAACTCGTAACTCTTGAGGACGCCGGTAAAGGTCCGGCGGGCACGGTTGCGCGTTGGGTTATGGAACTGGACCTATCCGACAAGGTTGAGAAATCTTGGAGAGGCCGCGCCAAAGATGTAATTAATCGCTACCGCGACGAAAAGTCAGACATGGGCAGTCCGGGCCGCTATTCCGGTTCGTGCCGATACAACATTCTGTATTCCAACGTGCAGACGATTTGTCCTGCGTTATTTAATCAATCGCCAAAGCCTGATGTGCGTCGTCGCTATCGTGACGCCGACCCTGTTGGCAAAGTCATTGCCGACATGTTGGAGCGTGCGTTGTCCTACTCGATGGACGACTACGACTTTGACCGCTACATGCGAATGGCAATCAAGGACCAACAGTTAACAGGCCGAGGTGTGACGCGAGTGCGTTACGAGCCGCGTTTTACTGAAGAAGAAGACGAGAACGGCGAGAAATACGAAGAGATCAAGTATGAGGAAGCGCGCTGGGAACATGTCAACTGGGCTGACTTCCGGCACGGCCCCGGTCGTATTTGGGACGAAGTTGATTGGGTTGCGTTTCGCCATTTAATGACAAAAGACGAGCTTGAGGAAAAGTTTGGCGAGATCGCTGACGACGTTGAACTAGACTATGCCCCGGTTGGCATGGAGAAGAACGACGGCGATGACTTCGCTGACACGTTCAAGCGGGCAACGATCTGGGAGATATGGTCAAAGTCTGAAAAGAAGGTTGTGTTTATTTCCAAGACGCTCAAGGAGCGTCCGCTGAAAACTGACGACGATCCGCTTGAGTTAAAGAATTTCTTTCCTGTTCCGCGTCCTTTGTACGCCACAGAAAACACCGACAGCCTGACGCCAGTGGAGCCGTTTCGGTTCTACAGAGATCAGGCCGACGAACTCGACAACATCACCAAGCGCATCTCTGGAATTATCCAGGCGTGCAAGGTTCGCGGCATTTATGACTCGACAGTTACTGAGATGTCGAACCTGTTGGACTCGAGTGAAAACATTCTACTTCCGGCAACTGACATCCTGCCGATCATGCAAGCTGGCGGACTAGAGCGCGCCGTTTGGATTTGGCCTATTGAGAAAATCGCTGGCGTTCTGGTTTACCTGTACAACCAGCGCGAAGCGGTTAAGACAACCATCTTCGAGATCACGGGCATTGCCGACATTATGCGCGGCTCGTCGTCGGCGTCCGAGACGCTGGGGGCGCAGCAACTCAAGGCGCAGTTCGGCACGATGCGCCTGAACGACATGCAGCGAGAGATACAACGGTACGCCAGAGACTTGATCCGCATGGCTGCCGAGATCATGGCGGAGAAGTTTCAGCCTGACACGTTGTTGTTGATGACCGACGTAAAGCTGCCAACGCCTGAAGAAAAGATGCAGGCGCAGATGTTGGTGCAGCAGGCGCAGGGGCAGCCCATTCCTCCGCAGATACAAGAGATACTTGAGAAGCCAACTATCGAGGAATGCCTGCAAGTATTGCGTGACGATAATCAGCGTTGCTACAGGATCGACATTGAGACAGATTCCACGGTTTCCGGCGATGACATTGCCGACCAAGACGCCATCACTAAATTGCTGCAAGGCATTGCGGCGTTTATCCAAGTTGCCGGTCCTGCGGTGGAGTCTGGATACATTTCTGAAGAGGGTGCCAAGTCTATTTTGATGACTGCCGTGCGCCGGTTCAAAATGGGCAGAGATGTTGAGGACGCTCTTGATATGGTCAATGAGCAACCTGAAGGCCAGCCTGATCAGGCGCAACAACAAGCGCAGCAGCAGGCTCAACAGCAAGAGCAGCAACAGGCGCAGGTAATGCAGCAAGAGGCGCAGGCAACGGCCCAAGCGGCTCAAGTTAAGATGCAGATGGATCAAGCGAAGATGCAGATGGATCAAGCCAAGGACCAGTCTGACGCGCAAATTAAGCAAGCGGAACTAGAATTGAAAAGCCGAGAGTTGGCCTTAAAAGAATTTGAAGCGCAAAAGCCAGAGCCTGACCAGACGATTGATTTGTTAATTGCACGAGAGCGTATGCAGTTCGAGGCTTCCGAGTCAGATAAGCAGCGCCAAGTTGACTTGGCAAAAGCCGTCATGGCTCAGTCTAGTCCTGAAGGCGACGTAAGCGGAGCGGCGGCCTCGATGGCTCAAGCCGCCGAGATCATGGAGCGGATCATTTCATCAATGGCAACGCCAGACGTTGTGATGACCGAGCAAGTCAGCACTTTAATTCCAACGGAGATTTAGCGTGGGGCTGAAAAACTATTCTACGAATTACGACGACATCGATTTTAGTCGGAAAGAAGACTACGCGCCGCCTGTAAAGATTTCGTTTGCGTCAAAGCGGTCGTCAATAGAGGCACCTATGATCGCGGGCGACTACAAGCCATACGAGTGCCCCATAACGGGCAGGACCATTGACGGTCGCATTGAGCATAAGCAAAACCTAGAGCAACACGGTTGCCGGGTTCACGAAAAAGGTGAGTTTGAGGACGTTAAGAAAAACGGCGTAAAAGATCGCAATGCAGAGATCGACCGGGCTATTGACAGGTCAGTTGACGCCATTGCGCATACGATTGACATTTGATAGGAGGTATTCATGTCTGACGTACAAGAACAACAACCAGAGCAGCCTGTCATTGGGCAGTCTATGGACGACTTCATGGGCGAACAGTTTGACGCCATTGAGGCTGAAGAAATTGAAGAGCAAGGCTCCGCTGACGTAGAGGAAAGCGTTGAGACTAAACCAGATGATGTCGAAGCAGAGACTGCCTCGACTGAAGATGCCGTAGACGAAAGCGATGGGGAACCTGAGACATCTCAGACCATTTCCGCGCCGCAATCTATGTCTGCAAAAGACCGTGAAGCCTTCTATGAACTTCCACCCGCAAGTCAGAAATGGCTTGTGGATCGTGTGAAGGAACAAGAAGGCGACTACACACGGAAATCTACAGAAGTTGCTGAACAGAGAAAACACTACGAAAAGATTGAACAAGTCATAGCCCCGCGAAGACAGCAGTTGGCTTTGGACGGTATGGACGAGGGAGCGGCTGTAGGTCAGCTATTCGCTCTGTCTGACTTTGCCAGTGCCGACCCCGTTGGCTTCACGCGCTATCTGTTTGAACAACGTGGAATTCCCCTGTCGGCGCTTACAGAAAACGGCGGGCAAGCGCCTGCCGATCCTCAAATGCTTGCCATGCAACAGCGTCTTCAATATTTCGAGGGCCATCTCGCGCAACAGCAGCAAGTGGAGCATCAAAAAACCACTCAAGTCGTAATGTCTGACATAGAAAAGTTCTCTTCGGAAACTCCATTCTATCAAGAGTTGCAGGCTGAAATGGTGCCGATTGTTACGGCTCTCCGTCAATCAAAGCCTAATCTTTCCAACTCACAATATTTGAAGACGGCATACAAGATGGCTCTAGCAGCCAACGAAGATGTGTCTGCAAAGATTGGTATTGATGAAAAGGCCAAGAGCGAAAGTCAACGGATTGTGAAGGCGAAAAAAGCTGCCAATCAAGCCCGGAAGGCTGGAGGCGTCAACATACGGTCAAGTGGCTCCTTACCCGCTGCTGCCAAGAAAGCGAAAAGCGTAGATGACTTTATCGGAGCATTGGTGGACGAACGCATGACGGCTTAACTCGAAAGGCTACATCATGGGTGCGAATAGCTCCTTCACGGAGATTGCGGCAATCACTTACCGCCATTTCAAAGAGAAGTATCTGGAAGATAATGTTTCCAACCACACGGCGCTTCACCAGCGTCTTGCCGAAAAGGGTCGCGTTGATCTTATTTCGGGCGGCTGGGAAATCCAGATTCCTCTGGACTACGCAGAGAACGGAACTTACCAACGCTACAGCGGCTACGACACGCTGAGTATCGCGCAGTCTGAAGTCTTCACGGCTGCTAACTTTCCCTGGAAACAGGTTGCTATCAATGTGGTTGCGTCTGGCCTTGAAGTTCGCCAGAACAGCGGCAAAGAGGGCGTCATTAAACTTGTTAAAAACAAGTTGAAGAACGCCATGCGTACCGCCGGAAATAACTTCTCCAGCGATATGTATAGTGACGGCACCACCGCCAACCAGATCAATGGCCTTCAGGCTCTTGTCTCTGATGCGGGTACGGGCACAGTCGGTGGCATCAACTCCTCCACCTATACGTTCTGGAAAAGCATCCTTCAGTCGGCGGCAAGCCCACTGCAAGGCGGCGCTGGCATCACGCCAAGTGCAACCACAATCGAAAGCCTCATGCTTCCGTTGTGGCTGAACCTCACCCGGAACAACGATATGCCTGACTTGATTTTGATGGACGACACTTACTTCACGTTCTTCGATAACAGTCAGACCAGCATCCAACGCTACACCAACACCACCGACATCAAAGCTGGCACTACGTCCCTGAAGTACAAGGGCGCTGATGTTGTCTATGATTCGTCTGCTGCTGGCATGCCGGATGCTCACGCATATTTCCTCAACACCGATTACATCGGCGTTTGCGCCCATCGTGACGCGAACTGGACTGAGGTTCCTGAGAAATCTTCCGTCAATCAGGACGCTCAAGTTCTTCCGATTATTTGGCAGGGGAACATGACTGTCTCCAACCGCTCACTTCAGGGCGTGATGAAGGCTTAGGCTTTTGTCCAACCCTCTTTTCCCTGAAAGGAAGAAAAGATGTCTGACTACCACATCACTAACCCCATCGCCGGTACGCAAAACATTGACGACACCTCGACAACCCAGAACCACGTTCTTGGGACTATTGTTCAGGCCGTCGATGTAGCCTCTACGGCATACGGCGCTGGAGAGTTTGTTTATCTCAAAGGCTTGGCGTCAACGGTTCTGGGGTCGTTCGTGACCTACAACGCCGATGACAACTCGACGACGCTTTTGGCTGCTAATGCCATCGGCCCTGTTGCTGTTTCAATGTCCATTAATGTTGCCAGTTCGTTTGGCTGGTATCAGATTTCGGGCAAGGCAGTCGGCAAGGCTTTGGCAGGCTACGCAGACAACGGTCTGGTTTTCGCAACCGCTACGGCTGGCAGCATCGATGATGCTGTGGTTGCTGGTGATCGCGTGAAACTCGCAAAGGGTGCGTCTGCTGTTAACACTCCATCTACGGGTCTTGCTGAGTTTGAGATTCAGCGTCCGTTTATGGATGATGCTACTGCGGCTTAACTTGGACGGGGGGCTTCGGCCCCCCTTCTTTTCCATAAACAGGAGGTATGGATTGCATGGTTGAAATGATGGCTGAAGAACGGCATGGGTTTTATGTCGATTTTGAATTGAGACCAGAAGAAGACCGCGAAGCGTCAATTTCTCAGGGGATGCCTGTTTTCAAAGACGTTGAATATGCCGTGATAACAATGCCGGGAGGCGGCCTTGTCGTTGATAAGGTCATTTCAGACGAGTTGCTGAGAGAGTGGAAACACGGCAACGGCAACCGAAAGCCGCCGTCGCCGTTTGCCCACGCCGCGTATGAAGAATGGAAAGATGGCAGAGAAATCTCTGTCAACGGGTCCGATCTAAAGAATTGGCCGGGGGTTACGCCCGCTCAGTTGAAAATGTGCCTCGCAGCCGTTGTTAGGACGGTTGAGGACTTGGCCGACGCCAACGCTGACACGTTGCGAAAGCTGGGCATGGGATCGCACGCGCTAAAGGAAAAAGCGACGGCATACCTCGCCGCAGCAGGAACGAATAAAAATAGCGAGGCTGTTTCGGCCTTGAAAATAGAGTTAACGGACCTGAGAAAAACAATTGAAGATAGGGACCGACAGATTCAGGGGTTACTATCTGAAAGCGAGGAGGACGCAGCGCCAAAAAGGCGAGGCCGTCCGCCTAAAAATCAAAGCCAAGCTCCCGGCGCTGGATAGGACACATTGACATGACGTTGTTGACTCAAATTCAAAACGCTTGCGATACCATTGGTTTGAGCCGCCCGTCTGTCGCAATTGCGTCTACAGACCAGAACGTCAGGGTTCTTTTGGCTCTAGCGAACACCGAGGGGCAGGAGCTTCTTGAAAGATACGCTTGGCCCCAAACGCAAATTGAGAAAACTCACACGACTTTAGCGGCGGAATTGCAGGGGGTTGTCACCACTTTAGCCCCCGGCTTTTCTTACATTATCAATTCAACATTTTGGAACCGCACACTGTCTGAGCCGGTTTCCGGGCCGTTAAGTCCCT